TCTCTTCACTATCACCCACTCTAAATTTAAATGTGTGATCCATAATATTCCAAGGTTCCATTTTATCTCCTATAATATTTTTTAAACTTTGTTTACTTCTTCTAGTTAAGTATGATGTTCCGAATGTTGCCATTAATCAGATACCACTCCAACAATCCACAAAGCAACCATAATTGCTATTCCTATTTCTGCACCAGTCATAATATATCCTTTCTATATTGGTAATGCTGAAGACTTCGGTAGCATGTTTATTGCCTCAGCATTGAGTCTAATTTTTTCTTTTAGACTTCGGTTAATTAAATGATTGATTTGATCGGTCTCTAATTTTTTCTCGTCACAATATTCAATCACAGCATCCATATGTGTTATGGATTTATCTTTTACTTTTTGTTCAATCAACAATGCAAATTCTTTAGAGGTCATTTATTATCAGTTTTATTAATTTGTTCATTTACTATATCTAATAATAATTCGGTATCAAATATCCAATCCATACCGTAACCCATTAAGCATGTTTCGCCTGTTGCTTTTACAGTTAAGAACATAGAACCATTTTTTAATTCTGGACTATACCAAAATGATACCCATGCAAAAGTTTCACTATTAGGATCACCACTTTGTTTTACATCTGACCATGCTATTGATTTTTGTTTAAATATACTACTTGCATAAGCAAATACTGTTGGGCCTGAACCACAATATATTGGTACATTTTGATAGTTCATAACACCATCTGGAAATAAAGGGTGCTCTTCACTTTGTGCTGTATTTTTTATTGAGTATATTATTCCTATAACTATAAGTGTTACAAATATTATTGTTGATGTTAGTATGTATTTAACTACTTTTGCCATTTTTTTCTATCCAATCGTAAAAGTGTTTAATACTTTCTTCAAGTTTTTCTAGATAAGGTTTTTTATCTTTCTTAAACACTTGGGTTGTTCCTTCTTCGGTGACGATTAAGATAACGATTTGATTAATAGGTGTTTGGAAATGTTCTTCATACATCTCAGCATATGCTGCACCTTGTATGAAATAGTTTTCAATCCAGTCTTCATCTTTTTCTTTTGTTGATGTTTTAAAGTCTATAACAGACAACTCACCTTCATATTCAGCAATACAATCACACCTGCCAGCAACTGTCCATTTATCTGAATACATTTGGGCTTCTTGTAAATGTATGTTGTCTATTTGTTTTAATTTATCTTTTAAAACTTTAAACATCATATAAGCAAGAAACTTTTTACTATGTGTTTCGTGTAGTTCGTTTTCTGGTTTATTATTTAAATAATCTTCAACCATGTTATGAACATAGGTACCACGATTAGCTGCTTTGATTGCTACATAGTTTGCAACCTCGTCACCTACTCGTTTTCTCCACGCAAGTAATCCCTCATTGTTTCTGATGGATAATACCGAAGTGATTGATGGGTATCTAGTTCCGTCTTTTTTTTCGTAAAATCTTTTACCCTCTACATTTTTTGCTTTTAGATCGGGTAATTTATAATCTAATTCTATGTGGTTTTTCATAATCTGCATACTGTATTATAACACACTTTACACCAAAAGTCAAATCATATCCATTGATTTTTCTGTTACTTCACTAACACGCCTTGTCCAGCCTTTACCAAAGGTGTCAAAGGTGCTTAAACCTTCGTAGTATCTTTGCCTCATGTTGGCGTATTCTTTTATTGTTTGTCCTAAACCGTGTGTTTCAATGTATTCATCGATGGCTTTTAAACTCATTGGTCCAATACCTCCATCAACTGTTGTTCCTACTAACTCTTGAACAAATTTTGCAGCTCTACCTGGTCCTGCATTTACACCAAAGTCAAATAACATAAGGTCTAATCCATCAGGCATATCATCGCATTTTAATTTATCCCAATAGTTTTTTTCGTATATAGGTTCAACATCTTCTTGGGTTAAATCTTTCATATCTTTAGTTCCACCGAACTCTTCATATACTCTTTTTGTGACTCCTAGATTTGTTTCACCTCCAGGATCTTTAGGGTGATTTACATAACCACCTTCATGATGTAATATTACTTCTAAACATTTACTAAAATTACTCATAGTGTTTTCCTTGTCTTATTTTTTCTATTAGATATGATTTTAATAAACCACTTCTAACGATGTCAGGTATACCAAACTCTACGCATTCAAATTCTGGTAAATTGTTTAAGATACTTTGAAAATCTAAAATACCGTTACGCTCATTTGTTTTTACTAAATCAGTTTGCTCTATGTCACCTGAAAATATTATTTTTGTGTTTTGCCCTACCCTTGTTATGATAGTATCTAATTCATGAAAATTTAAATTTTGACACTCATCAACAATTATGATTCCATTGTCGATTGTTATACCTCGTAAAAAACTAGTAGATAAAAAATCTATTGTTCCTTGATTTCTTAAATCTGTATAAAGCCTTTCAAACGATGCATCGTCAGGTCTTGAAAACATGAACCTAACCATATTCTGATAGGGTATTTGATAAAGGTATGATTTGTCTTCTTCATCACCTGGTAAGAAACCTATTTCTCTTGTAGGTAAAATTGACCTTACAAGATACACTCGTTCTTGAGGTGTGTCGTTTTTTAATACTTCTTGCAAAGCAAGGTATAAAGAAATAAAAGTTTTACCTGTTCCTGCCATACCGTACAAAAACAAATTCTTTTTATTCTTCCATGCATCAAATACTTTAGTTTGTGTATCTGTAATCGGTTTGATACTGACTAATTCTGATGAACTAATATCTAATTTTTTCTTTTTACTTACCATAACTTTTTAGGTGCCGAGAGCTTTATACTCTCGGCTGTCAAATACTCAGCTTGCTTTCAGAAAGAATATTCCTACTTTTGCTGTATCTAACAGTTCTATTTATTTTTTCTATGCTTTTTAATTATCTCACTTGTTTTTACTTGTTTATTTGTTCTTCTTAAAGTCCTATCAGCTAGAGGACTATGAGGGTGTGCCTCAGAAACTTTATGTAATACCTCATTGAAACCACCATCTTTATTATTAGATGCTGATACAGTTCCAGAGATTATGTTCATTTGAGTAGGTACCATTAATGATATGTGTTTCTTTTTAGTAAACTTTTCCATATCAGCAATGCTCATGTATTCCTCAAATTCAGTTTTTGTTTTACTGTTAAAAAATCTATATGTTGGCATAATTATGGTTCTCTAAATATCTCCATTGTTTTCTCATATGAATATATATCGGGTCACTCGTAACTCTATCTCTAGCTTGTTTAAATATGTTCGCAGACTTTGCTTTATCACTTGTTGCCCAATCTTTTTCTTGTGGTTTTATATTACCATCTTTATCATATTTTTTTCCGTCTTTATGATTTGCATATCTTCTTGCTCTTGTGAAACCCATTTCTAAAAATTTTCTACACATATCCATACCTATAAAGTCTTCTTTATCTTTATATACATGATACTCGAATAATATTTTTGTAGATGAAACAAATGCTTCAGCAGGTGTTTTAAATCTCCAATGTTTACAAATATCATCGGTATATGGTCTAACAAGTAATACACCTTGTTCACCTCGACCAATACAATACCTTTTATCATTCGGCATAAACATTGTATTCTTATAATCAAACTTGTAATTAAATTCTTTCATGTTGATAATAATACTAATAATACAACTATAGTTAATGCAATGCTTTGAAATAAAATTCTTAATCTCATTAACTTATTACTATTCTCCTTATTGAATTTACCGTTTACAGCCATAGCTATTACACCAACTGTTACAACGATGGCTGCACATATCATAAAAACTAAAATAACTATGCTCATTTCCATTTACCTTTCATTACATCTTGTCTTTTCTTTTCTTGCCTTCTGTATATTGATAATGTCCACAAAAAAGGAAAAGCAATTAATGGTATAGTAGTGATAAGAAATAATACAACTGCACCATTAATGTGTTCGTGATATACTAAAATTGCAAGTATCACAGAAAATATTATAAAAACAATACTAACATTTAATAGAGTTATATATTGCATCATGGTCTTGTTACTGCAATTAGTAAAGGTATAATCATAAGTAAAGATGAAAGAACACCTACATTAAATAACCACCATGTTGTAGTAAGTGTAAATATTGCCATCCAAAATTCATTCTTATTTAATATTTTTTTAATCTTTTTCATGACACTCTATTGATAATCTATAAAATTCATTTAGTTCATATTTTGACCAACTATCAGCCATAACTTCACACTCGTCTTTTGTCATAGGTTCTTGATAAATAACTTGATTACCTACATAAACCCACTCAGCACCTGTGAAACCCCATAAGCTAATAATTAGAATATATAAACTATTCACAACCACCACCTATGTTTCCACTACACTCTAATCCATGATAAAAAAGTCTTCTAGGGAAATCCCACTCATGTGCAAAATAAATCACAATAAAACAAATTATAATAGCACCAAATATACTCATTACATGATTAATCATGTTCACCACCTGGATCATTTTTAGGTAAAGGTACTCTGTATGCATTACCGTGTTTATCTCTATAGTATACATGACCTCTTTGTCTATCAGGTGAATGATATCCAGTTTTAAATCTATAAACATTTTCTGATACTTTAAATGTTGCAACAGTAACAACTATCGCCAGTATCAAAATAAAATGTGATACAACTGTTATACCAAACACAGACCATGATGCAAAATATAAACTAAATGCAATACACCATAACCATGCCAATACTTGTAACATCATGTGGCGTACTTGTAAATCAGGAATATGTTTTAGTGGATTAAACCTATAATCCATAACACCATTCCAACTATCAACTATGAAATTTCTCATGCTGTTGCCTTTCCTGTAAACCAATCTGGTGTTTCTCTCTTTGACCATTTAGCAAAGTATGCCTTTGCTTCGTTATAATAATTTTTATATGATTGTATAGAGTCACCTTTTACAATACATTGTGGATAATGTGACATGGCAGGAGGAGGTTCTCTCCAACCGTCTTTTTTAATATTTTGTGGTGCTTCTGATAACAACTGATTTAATTTAAAATTAGTAGAATGAACCTTACCATATCTATAAGTATATTCATGACCTAATGCTTTGAATAATCCGTACAGCCATAAGTATTGTTCTTTAGTTTCTCTACACCATACAGCCGATGGGTGATAATAATGAACAGCTTTATATATGATTGCATCTTTATTAGGATTAGGTAGAATCCATCGTTTAACTTTTCTACCTGTTTTACTTTTACCTTCAACTTGATCACCGTCTATCATGCGATGTGCTGTAGATAATAACTGTGCATACTCTACAATCATTTTTACTACATGCTTATCTACATGCTCTTTGGCACAAATCTCAGGACTTTTATTTAGATAAAATATATTCATTAATAATAACTCACAAGTAACATCATTCTATATAACTTATCACGCCAGATATATTTCATATCATCTGGTGCATTGTAATAAGCCCACTCTAACTTGGAAACTCTTTCCCAAAACACTTTATAAGTCATATTTACCTAGGTTGTGTTTGATGATTGCTTTAACTAATATAGTATAGTTTGGATTCTTTGCATAGTTATTTAACTCGTCAGCCATTTCAAAAACATCACCATTGTTATCTCTGACCTTTCTTAACTCTTCGTATGCCCATAGTTCATTTATTATTCTAACATAATCCATAACACTTTCACATCTAGTATTGTATTTTTTTACACCCCAACCTGGCCATTTAGTCCAAGGTATAGGTAGTAACCATTCACCATCTTCATCATAAGTTCTAATTCCAAATAAATTGTTACCTTCATTTGCAAATCGTGATTTACCCCAACCAGTTTCTAAAGCTGCTTGAGCAATTACTAATTGTTTTGGAATGTGTTGTTCTTTTGGCAGGTCATAGTAAATCCAATCAATACAATGATTTAAACTGTTTACAAAATTATCTTTTGTGTCAGTTAGTATTGGTGGATATTTTTTGTCTGCTAATGTTTTGTATGAAGCAAAACATATTAATAAAGTAATTATCAATAATCTCATAATTTAACCTCTTTTTTATGTATCACATTTTTAGTAGGTATTACCGTAGTATTACCACCATCACCCATGTCACCTTTTGCATCATAATTAAAGTCACTCATAAGAATATGAACATCTTTATTATTTTTGACTAACCAACCTGTTGATACACAGGTTGCAGGTTTCATAGATTGTATGTCCTTCATTTCTTTCCATGAGGAATCGGACATAATGTCTTCCCAATATACAATATAATATTTGTAATTAAACGGTATCTCAGGAAGAGTAATTTTACTTTTCTTCTTCGCCATTAATATTCTCCAGTAACTCGGACATCATATCAATGAGTATTTTGTGTCCATCTGCCTCATATGACGCTAGGACATCAACTTCGTTAACCAAATACTCTTGGGTTACCTCAAGATTAGTAACCCTATCTGATAATGAAATATTATATGAAATTGAAAAAAGTGAAATAATTAGTAAAAAAGCAATTACAATTAAGTATACTATTTTTACTGGATCTAAATCTTTTAAATTTAACATAAACACCTCTCCATAATTTATAGTTAATTATAACACATACAAGACCAAAAGTCAAGGTATGCAAAAATCTAGTTATTTCTCATAAAATTGTCATTCCAATTGAATGCTTCTTTTACTAAATTAGAAGTCAAACCTTTGTATCTAGTATTTAGTTTTTTATCCTTTATACTTATCAACAATTTTGCTTCATCTTTATTTAAACCTTCTAACATTTGAACAA